GGTTTGTTTATTTAAGCGTTTAACTTAAATAAACAAATAAACGGCAATTAACGAAGAAAAAGGTCATTTAACTGCTCTTAACCCTATATTAAAATATTTTAATATAGTGCTGGAAGTGTTTAAACGGTTATTTTCTTCTTTTAACCCTTAAATTTCTGTTTAATTGCGCCCCCGCACCACTTCTGCAGTGGTTTTTATTTGAAAAACGAAGAAACTGGTTTCTTCGAGCGGATTGATTCACTTATTGCAATGGCAATCCTCTGCTTCTCCGCAGTCTTCTTCGGCAAACCCTGTTTGCTAAAACACTTGCCAGCACTGTCACACACCTTGTATCCACTTCCAGTTCTCTCAATTGAATATGGCATTTCGTTCTCTATATCATTTTACAATATATTCTTTTGATGCCAACAACTCAAAATAAATTAAACGCCGAGGTTAAATCATTTAGAAAGAATGTCGCCATAGAATATATACTATGAACTTTGCAGATGATATCAAGAAATCTAAACCAAATATTAGCGCTGGGTCTCTTAAGACTTACAACAGTCTCTTACGTTCCGTTTACAAGGGCGCCTTCGGCGCCACGGATAAACCCGATGTGGGCAACTTTAAGAAATCAAAGGAGGTCATGGAGTTCCTCGAGTCGAAACCTTTCAACGTCCGAAAGACTTATCTCGCTGCCTTGCTGTCCATCGCCCCCGACGAAAAAGTTTTCAAAGAGACCATGATGAACGATATCAAGTCTTATTCCGATGATATCAAAAAGGAAGAGATGACCCCCAAACTTGCAGAGTCCGCAATCTCACAGACCGAGATTGATGGCATCACTGCCGACCTCAAACAAAATGCCGATGTCTTATTCAAGAAAAAGGCACATAGGGTCGTTGACCTTATGGACATCCAGAATTACATCATCCTATCTTTATATAATGGTCACGTTGTTCCTCGTCGTGCTCTCGACTACTGCGCGATGTTGTATCAGAATTATGATACTGAAAAAGATAACTACGTCGATTTCAAAAAGAACAAACTCGTCTTCAACCAATATAAGACAGCGCAAAAGATGGGGAAGGAACTCAAGGGACGACAAGAGTTGGACCTGCCTTTGGCGCTCAAAAAGATTCTACAAAAATGGATTGCACTTATTCCAAAAGAAGTTGATAATCTTCTTTTCAATACCAGTCTCGAACCCTTAACCAACGTGTCTCTTAACCAGCGCCTCAACGGAATCTTCGGTGGGAAGAAATCGGTAAATAGTTTGCGGCACTTCTACTTAACAAAGAACTATAAGGAACTTATGGAGGAGACTCAGAAGATGAGTGCCGATATGCAGGCAATGGGGTCATCCATAGACCAGGCAAAGAACTATGTCCGAATCAATGACAAGGAATGAAAAATTGATTCGCAAATTTGAATGGGCATTCGAATTTAGAAATATGATTGATAATATTATAATGGAAGCACAGACTCGTCCCAAATATAATGAATTCTTAAAACAATGGTCAAAAGACAACGGCATCACATCTTTCTTTGGAAGTGATAAAGCAGATTTTCTAAAAGATTGGAGCAACGTAAAAACAGGTGGCGTAAAAGCAAAACCTATAGTTGAACCCGTAGTTGTCAAAGCACCTGAACCAGTAGTTGAGGAAGCACCCAAACCAAAAAAGAAACTAACAAAAAAACAACTCAAGCAACTAATTGAAGACCGAGCAAATAATACAATTGAAACTTGCACATACTGTGGTGCAAAATTCGATACAAAAAAGGATTATTATATTGTTAGCGATAAGGGTCAATATTGCTCATATGAATGTGCCGACAAAGCAAATGATTTAAAAAAATATCGCATTGAGAATGAGTATTCAAGCACGCGAAGAATGGGAGAACCGGCAAGAATTACAAATGTTCTCGCAGGTCTCTAATTACTTTAGGAATAATTCGTTAAACTCGGCAGAATTAATTTCTGGACACATGATATAGAATGCAATCCAATCCCGACGAAATCATCTCATTCCAATTCTGCAAAATATGCAAAGTCAAGTTCCCCAAAATGTCCCGACGCAACTTAGACTCTTACGTCTGTGTATGTGAACGCAATTTCACAAACCCTTATAAGTATCCCCGAGACCTCATAGAAGCAGGGGTCAAGTTCTGTTGTATTACAGGGGAACGCAAAAATTGATTCGAAATCAAAATCTCATTTTAAAATGTAAAACTATACTATATTATAAGATGCAAAAGAGTTATTACGAGATGACAAAATACCCTGAAATTTTCAGAGAGGTTTACTGGGGGGCGTTTAAGTGTAATGAAGAAGATGGGTATATGAAACCCATTTTTGAAAATAGAAATCGATTTATTGAGAATTTTCCAACTATAAAAAAAAATATATATCGTGCAGTAAAATGCAAACAGCAAGACTTCTTTCAACTTGTTTTTGAAAGACTTGAATTGGATGGAGTGCACGCAGACCATCTTGAATTTTATGATACTGGTTACAGTTTAATTGGGATTTCATCTCACTATTGTTCTGAGTCAGACCACACTGCTTGGGAGAAGTATGGGTTCAGAATGGTTGACCCACTTTATGCTCCAGACCAATCAACATATATGTATGAATATTTCTACAAGTCTTTGGCAGTTGAGAAACAATTGAAAGAGTCGCGAGAGATGAAATTGATGTGTGAAGCATTGAACTCCAAAAAATTGATTCGTAAGTGATTTAGAAAATATATTGATAATTATATAATAAGAATAAATGCCCGCAACGGAAGCACAAAAACGCGCTGCTAAGAAATGGCGTGACAATAATAAAGAACAAAAAAGCATACTAATGAATACTTGGTTTGAAAAAAATATAGAAAAAAAACGAGAACACGCTCGCAAATACGCAAATAAAAAACAACTAATGCTTGTAGCATGTAGGGAACTTATGCGATGCCTTCTCTAAGTTTTTTGATGTCTCACAGACCTCAAAAAATTGATTCAAATGAAAAGGACACGAAGTTTTTGTCTATTGATAGATTATACTTTAGGAACAATGACCGACTTCTCTCTCCCCGACTTCTGCGACTCACACGACATCAAATGGTTTCCAATCTCACTCACAATCACGAGCGAGACCGAACCAAAAATTTTCAATCAAATCAACCACCCACTTTATGCGGAAGTTGATATTCATGACTTTAGCAACGCTGACCTTTTGCGCAAACGACAAGCGCTACTTAAATCTCCAGCATTCAAATCACAATTCACACACATCACTATGGATTCATCAAAAGTTATGCAGATTGATATTGACACTGCAGATTACGAAGACAAGTATGACACCATTGCGTGGAACACGCCCTATTACAAATCGGCAAGAAAATCCTATGGCAAACACTTGCTAATTACTTCTCCGGATTTTATACCAGACTCAAAAAAAATGCAATTTCACAGAGATGGCGAAACAACACCGTGTAATGTTGAATTGCTATGTGGATTCGGTTGCTATGCCCCTTTGACAGGATTGGTAAATGCCAACAAACCAATTCTTGAAATATCCAAACAGGACCTCGAGCGTGGACTTATTATGAAACAGAAACGACCGAAAAGTCCCACCTCAGTTGTAAGCAGTTCATCACCTGATTCTAATAAAATTACCGAGATGTGTGGAATCATTGATGATAAATATATCTGCGCCAAAGGTTGCTATAATGATTGGCGAAATATTCTATGGGCACTCCGAAGCGAGAGCGAAGATTATAAAGAAATTGCTCGTGAGTTGTCAATGAGAAGTAGAGACCTGTATGATGAAGACATATTTGAACGTGTATGGGATTCATTCAAAGGGGGAAATATTACAATTTCATCGTTGTATTATTACGCCAAGGAAAGCAACCCATTGGCATTTCGCGAAATTAATCAAAAATACAGTCCTCCTTTTTATATTTCCACCAATGATGTCGATGACCTTGTCCGTTGCAGTGAAATCATTGCCCCCGAAATGAAAAAGATATTGAAATTGTGTAAAGAACAATGGTTCTTACTCAATGAGGAAACCCAACTATGGGAACGCGTGAAAGAACCATTTTACGCAATTATGAGAATGATTAGAAAATTCATTGACTTCTCACAACTTAAAAATTCCAGAATGATAATGATTGCCGATGGCGCTGAAAAAGAAAAACTCATAAAAATCCAAGAAACATACATGAAACAATACAAAACAATTAACGGGTCCGGATACGCCTCTCAAATAGTTAAAAGTTTGCGTGGGCAATTGATTGATAATAAATTCGAAGATAAACTCAATTGCAATCAATATCAACTTGCATTCAAAAATGGTATGATGGATTTGAAAACCGGTGTGTTTCGCCACGGATTACAATGGGACGATTATCTTACTCAAACTATTCCATATGACTGGAGTGCTGCTAATGCTGACAAAAAGAAATTCCTTAAAAATGTATTGAAGAAGATTCTCAATAACAATGACGAACATCTTGAGTATTTCCTCAGTGTGCTGGGATTTTCATTTCTCGGTATGCCTCATCTTGAGAAATCTATGTATTTTATGATTGATGGCACTGATGGCGGAAAGGGCGACAATGGTAAGACTTTCTATTTTGATATTCTTTGTGAATTGATGCCCAACTATGTTTACAAGGCACAGAAATCACTATTGGAAGAGGGAAATTCAAAAGTCCATAAACAACTTTGTATGACCAAGGGAATGCGCCTCGTTTGGTTAGAAGAATTCTCAAAGGACAAAGAATTAGCATCTACACTTATGAAGTGCATTGCCGAAGGAAAACCGATTGAGAATGAAATCATGTATGGAACCAGCGAAAGCATCAATGTTTTATTCAAGGCATTCATTCTCAGTAATCACATTCCATCCATTGACCCCAATGAAGAGGCCGTTTATAATCGATACAAGCAAATTACATTTGGGTCGCACTTTGACAGAACTGGTATGAGAAAGACCGAGAATGCCGACCGCCTTCAATTTATTGCCAACATTGAATTAGGTGATTTGATAAAACGAGAATATTATAATGAAGTGTTTGAGTTGATTATTGAATATGCCAAAAAATACACCGAGAGGAAAATGGTTGCTATACCTGAGAAATTCAAGAATGATGCTGCTCAGACCAAATTAGAAAATGATTCCTTTCGTATGTGGTTTGATGAACACTGTGAGTTTGATGAAGATGGTCGTGTGCCCAAAGAGTGGATTGTCAAAGAAAGTAAAATAACAGACAAGGAGGTCATTCGTGGTATGACTCGATTGGGACTTAAATTCAATAAAGAAATGAAAGGAATGGGTTGCAAACCGTTTTCTAAAGAATATTACAAAGGTGGTTTTGCTGGATGCAAAATTAAACAAGTTGAAGTTGAAGTTTCCACTGATGATGAAGAAGAATGAAAGAATATCATTGAAGATTGAATTGTCCCTTTGTCCCCGTTTGTCCCCCATTTTTTAAACCCCTCTCGGGAATTGACTTTTTTAGACAACCTTTGAAAAACGGGGGACAAAGGGGACAAAGGGACAAAATGGAATTCTATTATTTTTATAGGAATTGCCCTCTAGCGTAATTAAACAAACAATATAGTGACCCATTATTATAATGCACCCCCTTACAATAATGCTTACGGAACTCAGGCAGGGAATAATCCCGCCTAATAAGAAACAACGTAGGAACCTAATACCCCGCCCACCGACGCCACCTAAGCGCCCCCGCCTACCCCCGCCTGACCCGCCTAAAAAAAAGACCCCAAAGAAATCTGCATTGGAAATCAAAACCATGGAAACAAAAAAGAAACTCGATGCCCTGCAACGGAAGGCAGATGAGTTTAGAAAACAATTGTCCCTACATACTATAGATGCTGTTCAAACCCGACCCAGCACACTTTAGAAATGCCAAACAGTTAGGTGTTGAAATAAAACCATCAAAGGTTAAGGGAAAGAAACTAGATGTTTTTCTGGAAGGCGACAAGGTGGCGTCAATAGGCGCCATTAAATATGACGATTATCGGTCCTACATCAAAGAAGAAGGATTGGACTTTGCAAACAACCGCCGTCGGTTGTATCGAACAAGGCACGAAAAGAATCGTAATAAAGTGGGGACACCAAGTTTCTACGCAGATAAGATTCTATGGAATTAATATAGGAATGACCTGTTGGCAAAAGTTCATAGATTGGTTGTTGATAGGAAACATGCCAGAAAGCGAACAGTCAATTATACGTGATTTGAAAACAATTGGAATAATACCCTCTTAGATTTTTGTATATACTGTTTATATACGAAAATGACCGAACCGAAATATTCATACTTGCCTGTAGTAGACAAAAAAGAGTTTAGCAAATTGTATGAGATGTTGGAAAAAATTAAACTGCCAATCAAGTCGCCCAATACGCTGGGTCGGGCGCAATTCACTGAGAAGCACCGGGCGTGCTCTTGGGGAATGTCCTATCATTTTACAAGACAGGTCATCCACGAGAAATCGAGGATGAGCAAAAGACACCCAGAGATTCACGATGAACTGATGCGATTGGCAAAGGTGGTTTGCCCCAGTCATCCGTTCACAACCATTTATATGAATCGGAATATCCAGTGTGACAAACATAAGGACAAGAGTAATGTAGGCGATTTGGTGATTGTTTCATTCGGGGAATATGAAGGTGGCAATCTGTGGATTGAGGGCGAAGAATGTTGTGCGAAGTATCATCCAATTAAGTTTGATGGGACCAAGCACGAGCACTATAATTTGAAGGACTTGGTTGGCACCAAATACAGTCTTGTTTTTTTTAGTCATAAAAAGATTATACAGGCAATTGAAAAGAACGGTGGCATTGCAATGATGCACTGTTGAATCATTCTAATAAAATTTTACGAAACTGATTCGAAATAGTTTGCCAAGTATTAAATTTTAAATTTGCTTTTCGATTGCTTATTTTTTTCAATGCTTGAGTTGTTGTTCCTCTAACAATTGCTGAACGAGATGTATTATTTTTTTGTTCTGAATGTGTTGCCCAACGCAAATTTGTAACTGAATTATTTTCACGATTTCTATCAATGTGGTCGACAGTTGGTTTGTTTTCCGGATTCGGAATAAATTGAATTGCAACTAGACGATGAATTAAATAATCTTTTGGTGTATTATTTTTTGACAATAAAATTCTAAAATATCCGTGTGGCATCTCGTATTGTTTCATTGTCATATGTATTTTTTTTTTAATATTTCTAACCTGTCCAAGGCGATTAATCTGATAGTATCCCTCGTAACCTATAATATCAACAAATTCGTCCATTTCTTTTCTTGCAATTGATTCAAACATTTTTTTGAATCAATTTTTAAAATCAACTTTGAAGACAGTTTAAAAATCAAAACCCGAGAGAAACTTAGGGAATTGTGCCATCATCCTCATAGTAAAATTTTACTTTTTTGCAATCAACCAAAGCACAAGGGCGAATGATGTGATTCCCATAGAAATACCTATGACCTGTAGTGCGAGTTTCAATTCGTGGCAACGGTTGCAATGAATGTTGACATTGACCGAGGGGCGATGCCCCTCGGCACCCCTCGTTTCCTGGTCGGGGTGCCGAGGGGTGTCCCCTCGTTCGATAATCATAGGTTCCTTGTTTTCTAAATCAATTTCTACTTTGGGAGGTTCCATTGTTGGTTCTATAGTATTTGCATCTATAATTAATTGCGCCATTTCACGGTCAAGACGTTGGACATATTCTTCATCCTTTAACCACGTTTTGTGTTTAAGGGTATTAATATGTTGCGTCTTATTTTTCTTCAAAAATGTAGAACCACATTGACAAGTTAACATTTGTATATATTACCTATGCAAAATAATATACTGGACCGGACGGTTTTGTAGGTTCTGCAGTGACCTTGAAAACACTAGAAGATCTGAGATTTTGCTGTGTTTTGGTTTCGCGAGATTTGGGTTTCGGTGCAGGAACAGGTTCCGGTTCTTCCTCGGACTCGGATTCCTCGTAGATGATGGTCTTCTTCTTAGGTTTCTTTTTCTTCTTCACAATGACAACCTCCTCTTCGGACTCGGATGCAGATTCATATACAACCTTTGGTTCCTTCTTCGGTTTCTTAACCACTACTGGTTCTGGTTCCTTCTTCGGTTTTTTAACCACTACGGGCGCCGTAGGCGCCTCTTCCTCCGACTCCTCTTCGACAGGTGCATTTTTGGGTGGACCATTCAGTTTGTCTTTGATTGCCTTAAGAATCATTTTTTTCTCAGTAGCAACTGGAGCAGATTTCTTTAATAGTGATTCACGCATTCTCTCAGTAGCAGCAATCTGTGCTTCGCTGCGTGGTTTTTTTTGCTTTGGTTTCGTAAGCAATTCTATGTTGTCATCGAACTCTTCCTCATTTAGCGAACTCATGGTATATAGTAGGTGGGGACATTTTTGCTAAATTAAACACCGCCTCAAACTATTTCTATTGATATAGCATAATGCCAATATTAGCAATCAAAGAGGAAGTCAATGCGAATATACCTAAGACGAAACCCGTGAAGGAAACAATGGATACATATGTGCCTGATATAGTAGAGGGCGTAAGTCGACGAAACGGAGGAATCTCACTCTACATAGGTTCGGGTGGTTCCGGAAAGACGAGTCATTTGTTGGGACAGATGCGCACCACGTATAAGCGTAAGTTCCATCACATTTGGTATTTCTGCCCAGTCAGTAGTTTTCTTTCGGTTCAGAAACACCCGTTTGAGAAACACGATAAGGTATTTCATGAACTCACAGCAGAAGCGCTCGATGAAATCAAAGATGAATTGACCGGCATCAAGGAAGACCGAGAGGAGGATGATATGCCGGAATATTCATTGGTAATCATCGATGATTTTGCAAACAACCTGAAAGACAAACATATTGTTGCCAAACTGAATTCGATGCTTATTAAGGCGAGACACTTGAATTGTCATTTTCTATTTACGGTGCAATCATACTTGTATTTCCCGAAGATGCTTAGGAAGCAACTGACGTGGGTCAGTATATTCAGTGGAGTCCGCAACAAAGAGGAGTGGAGCGCAATCACAAAAGAATTACTAAAAATGAGCGACTCAGATGCCAAGACACTTTATGATTACATTTTTGACAAACCGTATCAGCATATGGACATAGACTGCTTTGAAGAGAAGTTCTATAAGAATGGCAACCATTTAGACATACAGACAAACTAAAATATGGAGATATATTAACTACGATGGAACACATTGAATCATTACAGATTTATTTAAACTCACGCTACGCTACGGAAGTTATTGGAAATAATCCTGCTAATTGCATCTACTATTTACCGGTGATTGATGTGCCCGATGGGCACCACATCTATCTCAGTCTCCAGAACGCCAGTATCCCCTACAGTTTCTATTCCATCACTGCAACTGACAACACTTTCACTTTCGGACTCGTCGCCGGACCCGTCACAACATATTACGTGCAACCCGGAAACTATACAATAATACAACTTATAAGTCAAATCCAGACAGCAATGGGCGCATCTTATACAGTTTCGTATAGCAGTATTACCAGTAAGATTCTTATTACACATGCTACGAGCAACTTTATAATATATGCGTCGACAATAAATCATATACTTGGTTTTAGCAAAACGACGAATACGACATCAACTGCGAATTTATTGTATGGGCGGGATTGTGTGAATCTTAACCAGATTCGCGCTCTGAATATCGAGTGCAATTTTCCAACATACAATGTGAATGTGGCGCAACCGTATAATCAGAACATCTTGGCAACCATTCCGGTCTATGTTGCGCCATTTAGCATAATCACTTATCAGAATCCGAATAACTTTAGAACAAATTTGTATGTCAACAAATTGGACCAGATTCAGATTCGAATCATTGACAACAATGGTGCTTTAGTGGATATGAATGGAATTCAATATCAAATGACACTGCAATTGGATTGTATAAAATTTACTGACTAACCAAGCAATTTTGTGTTGATATATATATAAAAATGATTGGATACAAGCAACCTCTGGGAAAAGCGATGATAGGTCATAAGATGCCATTGGGAAAGAGCAGATTCGGTTCGAAAGTTCCTCTTTTAGAAAGACCCGCGATGTCGCAAGTTGCTGAGGCACTTGCCAAAAAAGTTTCGGGAGGTCTTGAAAGACGTGTTTTGAAAAGATAACGAGGGAGACCCCTCGGCACCCCCCCTTTAGGAAAGGGAAAGGGCAAGGGAAAACCTTAGGTTTGCCCATTTCGAAAAACATTTAGCATTTCTGAATGTTTTTTTTCCGTTTGTAATATATACAAAATGATTCCTGCGAACCTCAAATACCAATCTAAGGTCGAGTCTGCCCCTGCCCGTCGATATCTCACTTCTCTGCAGCCACAAGGCGGCACCGGAAATTATAATCCGGGAGACACAATTACGATAAATGTTCCCACAAGAAATAACACTGCCCTCATTCCCTCTGAGTCCTATTTGAGAGGTCAGATTAATTTGACAGTTTCGGGTGCCACTGGTGCCACGACTCTTGAGTCATGTGGTTGGCACTCTTTTATACAGCGCATCCGTGTATTCCACGGCTCCAACCTTCTTGAGGATATAGATAATTTTTCGCAACTTGCCAAAATTTTGTACGACTACCAAGCGCCCGAAGATTCCGTTAAAGGTAGATTCTCTATTACCAGTGGAACTAACCCCGATTACTCTGTTCTTCAGGGTGCGGCTGCAGGTGATATTCTTAATGCCTCCTCTGTGAATAGAGGTGCTGCTTTAGGTAGTTTGGGAGCAGGAACCTTTGCCTATCCCTTTGCCATCAACTTGATTTCAATGGTTGGTGCTTTGGCGGGTGATAAGTATTTGCCCCTATGGGAAATGACTGCTGCGCCCCTAAGAGTGGAAATTGTATTACAGTCTTCTGTTCTTCGTTGCTTAGCAACAGTTAATGATACTATTACGACATTTACTGCCTCGGGCGTTAACTACTGTGGAGAATTCTTAGAGTTGCCCGATAGTGCCGTTGCTGCTATTAAGTCTGGTTCTTCCAGTCCTATGCAGATGGTTCTCCCCTCATTTCGTTCTTATACCAACTCTGCCTCCATCGCCAATAATACACAAATTCAGGTGAGTTTTCCCATTCCGGCCAAATTTTCGTCCCTCAAGAGTTTGATGGTTGTTTCGAGAACCACTGCTGGCGCCGCTGCAAGATTCCCATTGGCACACGTTGCTGTTGGTGTTGGCACCGTAAATGCTACCACTGGCGCTCCCATAACAAGTGGATATCAATTCCGCGTAGGAAGTGAAGTTCTTCCCAGCACTGCTCCTACCACTGCCGAAGAAATATATTGTGAGGCGATTAAATGCTTTGGTTCCCTTGCAGACCTTCAACTTCAACCCAGTATTACAAAATCAGCATTTACTCAAAATCTGCCAGTTGCTGTGAGTGCTGCTAACGCCTCAACTACTGATTCGGGTTCTTTCTTGATTGGCATTGACATGGAGGTATACCAGAATGCTGATAAGGCGTCCATCTTTGCCGGAACCAATACTAACACAAGTGACATCTTCAGCATCATCAACTATTTCCAGAACAGTGGTGCTGCCGTAACTGTTCTCCAGACTGCATTTGCTGCCTACGACCAGGTGCTAGTATTCGAAAATGGCGTTTGCTACGCGAGGTATTGAAGAAACTCAATATTCTAAGACAAAACTAAAAAAAGAAACAGTTTAGTGCATTAATAATAATCTACGTTTATTATAAATGGACCAAGAAATAGCAAAATTATGGTTAAATAGTGGGTCTTTAACAACAACCCCATCACAAACAGGAGTAATAAGTGCCAATAATATGACTGTGACATTCAATTTTGATTTGAGAATTGTTTTAGGCGAAACGCTGTGGAGCAAATACAAGTATTTCAAAATGTTTATTAATGATACATATCCAGCATCAGGGGCTGGTATGGTGACCCTTTATCAAAATGGGTTGAATCTGATTCAGACGTCCTATCAGGGTAAAACAGCGGGATTTCAAACGGCGATAGATGAAACAAACATAGCGACTACAATCAGTTTACCGACTCACTTATGTCGCTCAGCAAATACGAGAACATTTGTAATGATAAAACCTGATGCGAACAATGTTCAATTAACTCTTCAATTTGTATATGAAATAGGAGCACCCACAACAATACTTCAGCGTGTTTTCTTTTTGGCATTTGTGCCGATAGATGATACCAAGATTTATCCAAGTCCATATACAATGTTGTATCAAAATGAGCAAAGCAATTTTTCATTAACTATGAAAGTGTTGCCATTAGGTGGAACAAATCAATATGGAACAACAAATGCTTTTAGAACTATTGCCACATTTACCAATATCAATATGAGGCAGATTTTAGGAAGTTTGTGGGATAAATATACAAAGTTCAATTTGATATGTAATGTGATTGCTATGGCGAATACATCAACCGGATTTTCACAAGCACAACGCCGTATGTGGTGGGAAATAGATGGTCTTCAATTTATTAATACACTGAAGGTGACAACTGGATATAAACAAGGAAGTGGATATACACAACAATTCTTTTATGCGGCATCAAATCAAGCAGATTCAGAATATGGAGAACCACCAATGTCAATCACAACATTTCGCAAACCTGAAAGTGAGAACACGGATTTAACATTTACTTGTTTTTGTTCTAATAACGGAGGCGAAATACAATCGGCGGGAGGAATAGGTATTATGACTTTTTCATTTTCAGTTGTAGGAGTTAAGGAATAGAGGGAACTCGTCGTTCCCTCTTGCTCCCATACTTTAAGGGAAAGGGCAAGGGAAAACCGTAGGTTTGCCCTGAATAATAATATACATATAATATAAATGCTATCAGACAGTGCTTCACTTATATTATCTACGAAATCAACAATTAACCCATGCACGATTAACGCGCAAAAGACGGCATTCACATTTAACAATATTGATATGAAAAATGTGATGGGAGAGATGTGGGACAAATATGACCAATTTGCTTTGAAGTTGGTGTCCTTTTCAACAGAAGGGGCAATAACAATCGTCAGTGGTTCAACTATGGGGCAATTATCATACAATTTGAGAGGTTTAGAATGGTCCAATGTGATATATGAAAGAACGGGGTCAAATGTGAATAAAGAATGGGTGCCTGTTGCGTATGCTTTTTTACAAGCGGCATCGCCAACAGTAAACCCATTAATTGTGAATACGGGTTGGTCTTTCAATTTCAAAAAAGGCAACAGATATGAAAACTTTGAGTTTGCGTTGGCAAATACCGACCCTGCTAACACTAATGTTTCGTCATTTGGTGTGTATCCTGCTGGAAATAATTTCAATGATGTGGAGTTTCATTTTCTATTTGAACCTGTAATACCTGGAAAAATGAATGAGTGTGCTTTCTTTGGGTTCAATTCAAATGTCAATATACCAGAAATAAAACGAACTGTAACTGATAATAACAAAATATACTCATACCCCGATTTCAATATGCGAAGATTGTGTAATTTGTTTTGGGATAAACATGATGATTTTGAAATCCAATTGGGAATGATATCAGCCCGTGGAACTGGAACCAATGTAGGTGATGTTCGTATTACCCCCGTTCAGATTTCAGGTCTTAATTTTGTAAATAATGGAACGAAACAAAGCAATGATACGGCAGGTTTAAGATTGAATACAGAGAATGCGATTATAGGAACAGTGATAGCCCCAAATGGAGCGTCACAGTATACATATGATTTGGCATATCCAGTTGCCCCAGTCCAGTTCAAAAAAGACGGGGACAATGTCCCGCTTACCATTACTTTTAAAAACTCAGAAAATACAGGAACAACGAATGCGGCAGGATTTGGTGGATTTGCTACACCCTATTGGCAATTGGCATTTTTCGTGAAACCCATTTATGAGGTGGAAAAGGCAACCCTCAATATCAACCCGTGGGGACTTACAACGACGGAAACCAACTTGGGTGTGCGTGATACGGACTACACTACATTTACCCTGAAAAATATTGATATACGAAAATTGTGTCAATCCTTTTGGGATAAATATGACCGTTTCAATATTTTCTTAACCCAAACAACTTGGCACTCAGGTTCGGGCAATTTTAATGCTGCCTTTACTCTTCAAATGGAAGGATTTGATTTTGTAAATCAGTTATCATTAACGGCACCAAATAGACAAACACAAGTGGCAATATTAGGGACAGTGGCATCAACCCCAACAACAAATGATGTGAGAAGTCAAGGCACAATGGCAACACTTGTAACCAGTTTTTACAAAACCAAAGATGTAGTGGATTTGAAACTCACAGCAATCCCTCTCAATCCAGGTGCCCCCTTTTCAGGATTTACGCCACTTACAGGCAATTTCACATTTTCAATAGTAGGTGTGAAAATGTAATTAAACGAAAATATTTGACCCTTTGATATTTCCGATGTCGTGGGCATGATATGCATCGATAGCGGCAGCGATTCCAATTGTGTTCGGATTCCCTGTAAGCAACGCAGGAATAATCCTTCTTGTATTTGGATTGGCAAGTGTCGTAACATTTTTAGAACCCGCAGAGGCAAGTGATACTACATCTCCAGCAGACCGAAATACGTTTTGATTACCTTTTACTTTTTGTCCGATGGTCTGTCCCGGGTCTAAGGCAAATACATTATCGGACTTCTTTGCGATGTCCTGCACGATGCGACCACCCAATGAATGACCGGTAATGCTGACGTCAGTAGGTTGATACTTTGTTTTTGCTGCCTTGAGGGTTTCGTCTGCTTGTTTGTATCTGTCTGTGTCTTTGAATCCGCCTACAACATTTTCGAATCCTCGCTCAAATTTGTTTCGCCAAGAGGAAGGCAACAGTGTTTCAATGCCTCGCTCTAAAGGTTTCCCGATTGCTTTGATGCCTTTGCCGATGGTGCCACCGAGTGCCAATTTAGCGTCGACATTGACCCAGTCAGACAGGGACTGAGACCCAGTCACATTGTAGAGGAGTTTCTTAGTTTCCGGATTGTAATAGACCTGTTGATTTTCATTGCTGAGACCCTTATCGATGACGTATCCATATTTCTGCATCTCTTGACCCTTTTCAGATTCGCTTGGTAAATAACCGACACGGAGACTGTCATACAAAGTTGGTCTTGGAGTGGGGTTGTTGTTCATAATATATAAATATATTACGAATATTTATTCGCATTTGCGTTTCTCAATGTGTTCTAAAGGTGTTAGTTTGGTTGCCTTGGCGTGCCATTCCTCGACCATATAATATAGGCACGGGAATTGACTTAGCAAACCGGGGAATGCACGTTCGAAGCGTTGCTCGTAAAACTCGATGTTCAAATGCTCATTGACGCCGAATCTCTCGCATGAGTAGGTGAATTCTGCTTCGGGCAATTTGTAAATAAGTGAGTCGGGCAAATCTTCTAAGTCAAATTCGACTTCGCGGACGTTTTCTTCTACAAAATCGGACATACTATAATATATAGTAGAAATTATTATTCATAATAACTCTTTAAAATTCCATCAATGTCCGCTAACATTTTTGCCTTAGTGTCTGAATCTGGGTCTCTGTCTCCAATTATATCTGTTAGAGCAATGTAGTATTCTTCAATTACACCGAGAGAATTTCTCATATTTGGTATTTTTCCAAGACCAAGTTCATTGGCAGCATTTTGAGCAGTTCTAACTACAGCAGACCCACCACCCGTTTTTTCCACTGGCATTTTCTCACTCGGAATACCCGGCAATGCTGCTTCTTCTTCTACAGCAAATGAAGTTGTCTGAACTTTTTCAGTTGCCGGCGGACCACCCTCATTCAATGTTTGGGTGAATCGTTCTTCTTGAATATCTGGGGCGTTTCCAAGTAAAATTGCACCACCCCGTCTCGATGAGAATGGGTCAATGGGTTCGTCTCCCATTGCTTGTGCAGGAAAAGTGGACCCTCTAAATCTTTCCAACAATGGATTCATGATACCACCGAGTTTTGTAATATCGGCAAAGCGCTGACCCTGTTGTGCTTCAATGTCTTCGAGTCTCTGTTGCTGGACCTCGCCTCGAAGTGCAGCAACAACGGCATCATTGCGTCTTTGAATATCTTCGATTTGACTTTGGGACATCCCTTGTTGGATTTGTTGGATAGGAGGAAGATTGCGCATCTGAGGACCGCCTATTGATTTAGCGTATCCAACCATATTACTTTCCTGTTTAATTCCGTCCATACCGGTGTCGGCGCGCTTCTTTTTAGGTCGTTTCTTGCTCTTAAATACCCCCAGTTTGGAGAGTTCCTGAATGAGTTTCACAGTGGAATCGGTTTTTATATTGATTCTGTTTTCATTGCGATTGTCAAAAGTTGGCGTTGGCATAATAATATATGTCGATATATTAAATGAGCATCAACAATTTAGATTATACATCATACAACTATTTGACAAACTTGGCAAGTGTGAATGCTTATGAGGTGAATACTGATGTTTTGACTAAAAGCGACCCAGACATCACTGACCTTCAATTTGATATGTTGGAGGGAATCAATACCAATGAAACCATACAGCAACAGATAGACGGTATTATTGCTGGTTTAGAAACAGTAGGATATTGGGGTGCATTCTGGAGTAATGTCGACCAAACCAATGCAGGGATAACCAGTGTCAATTTGATGACGGTAAATAACAGCGACCCCGGCAACAATGGAGTTCAAATCGGGGCGACATCGTCGCAAATCAAGGTGCTAAATGCAGGAACATACAATATTCAGTTTTCAGCACAGTTTGATAAAAGCGACGGAGGAAAAGATAACGTAGAGGTGTGGTTTCTGAAAAATGGTGTCAATATTGCGGATAGCAACAGTCTCTTTTCATTAGAGGGCAATAATGACAAAGTGATTGCGGCATTGAATTTTATGGTTGTGTTATCGGCAAATGATTATATCCAATTGGCGTGGCATTCAGCAGACATTGATTTATTTTTACACCACGATGTTGCTGGAACAAGTCCAACCCGCCCAGCAGTTCCGAGTGTGATTATTACGGTTCAGCAAGTGACGAATGTTCTTGCTGGACCCACGGGACCACAAGGACCGGTGGGACCACAAGGACCGGAGGGACCACAAGGACCTCCAGGAACCCCAGGTGGACCACCGGGACCAGAGGGACCCACGGGACCAGCGGGACCGGGTGGAGATGGACCCGTGGCGTATGCGGCACTCGCGCTGGCAACTACGACAGCAGGAACATTGGGCGCTTATATTGTAAGCAACAATGCGAGTCAAGCAGCACAAGACGCACTGATAGCAACAAACACTGCTGATATTGCAACGGATGAAGGGCGCATCACTGTATTAGAGGTTAAGACTACAGACCAAACGTGGGGTTCGCTTTCGGGGACCACGTTTTCGGGGAGATTGAATGTAGGCACAACGGCAGATGGGGTTGTATTATACCCAGCAGCAACGTGCTCATTTGGGTCTGGAATATCGGCGTCGGCAGCAATTACCTCATCGGCAGGAACATCGCAGTTCTCATCACTGTTGGTAAATACTACAGCAGAGATTACAAATGATTTAACAATAACAAGTGGAGTGGAATTCATAACACGGAATACCTTAACCAGCACAAAGAAGTTGGTCTTGTATGACAATACAACAGGGAATGATTATGACTACCTTGGTTTTTGGACAGATAGTGGAACAGCGGGAAAGAAGTTCTTGAATGCGGAAATCGATGGCGTGGTGGGGTCTGCATTTCAATGGTATGCCGGAGATGGAGCAGGGACATCAAGAACCCTTTTGAAACAACTAACGTCAGCAAATGAAATTGGTTATACACCACTTGCAACCTTTTTAAAAACAACTGGATTTTCACAACAGATTCAATTGGTAAAAGATGCGCCCAATAACATTGTGAGGATTGATATGTTGGGAGACACCGGCGGAGCAAATGCATTTGACGGGCAAATCATCCAAGCAGAAGGAAATGGTGTAGATGACAACCGAGGCACCATGACTATTCAAAGTGGTGGACTTGCTATTAATGCATTGAGTGCAGGACTTAATATTCAAGCAACCACTTCAACCTTGATTCAATCGGGGACAACAACGACCTTAACCAGTGGGGGTGAAACCGAAATCAACTGTGTGGCACTGGATATAAATGCGTCGGGTGTGACTACAATTAATTCTGTTGGAGGCATGACATTGACAGAAACCAATGCGAACAGCGATATATTAGTAAGGTCGACAAATGGAGATGTTAATCTGAGAGGAACTGATATTGGTATCGAATCAACAACAGGCGACATAACACTTACATCAGACCAATACACTACAATTAATTGTGCGTCACTGGATATAAATGTAACGGGGTTGACTACATTTGATACACAAGGAATAACAATTAC